TGGTGTATTCCTTATATAGTTGTACTAGGCCAAATATTACCATCCTTCAATCTTTCTAATCACATCCATCTCAGTCATCATGACTTCACTGTTGCGCTGACCTGTGCTGTAGTGATGTTTGAAGAATCTACTTTGTGTGGGATTATATGTCACAATAGGCAGTCCCAATCGTTTGGTCAGTGTGCTATCCATCATGTAGCACTGACTTTCAGGATTATCGCCTTTGTAATCTTCCCAAAGACGTTCTAGTACATCAAAGTCTTGTACATAGTGATGATCCCAATTTTGTAACATGATCATTTCAGTGCCAAGTCTGGCACCATACATGGCCCAGTAACCGTTTTCTACATCACCTCCTACACTTTGCCAAATACAAAGATGATCGTAATTGCGTTGATGCACACGTTGTTCAAATTCTTCTAAGGTGGGTTTGTGTCCACGATTCAAACACATCTTTACTCCTTCACGGAAGCCGGCACGCCAGGCCTGTTTGGGACTGGCATTGGGGTATGTGGTCGAATAACAGTTGTGCATGGCAAAGTATTTGCTGTCAAAACAAAACTCAACCGCAGTTTCTTCGTCGCCGGTGCTGGCTTCATGAGTTCGCATGTTGTTGACAAAATCTTTTGACCAACAACTGAGTCCACCATTGCCATACTGTAGTCCATTGACGATGTTACGTGCCTTCCAACGAAATGCGCCACCTTCTTGCTCAGGAGTGATCTTTAACTGTAGATTAAAGAACTCAGGGTCAGGCAAGTTGTCACCATCAATCAACACAAACCAATCTGTGGCACTGGCTGCCGCGGCCGCCTTGTGTGCGGCATCTGATCCTTTGACTCCGTCTACACGTTTGGCCCATGGAATCATGTTTTGAATCTTGATCCAGAACTCTTCTTTCTTGGGTTCGTCGTAGGTCAAAAATATGCAGTCAATATCTGCAACATCTATTATTCGTGTCATTCTAGCCGCCATTTATCAACGTTGTCTGTGTCTGCGGCAGGGAACATGGCACGATTACGCATGGTAACATAATCGCCGTCTGCTGATTTTGATAACTGTTTTGCATAACCAGTACCGCCTGATGGTCTGGCCACCAACTGACCATCTACCACAATCTGTACATAACTGTTGAACGCATTATAGGTCTCTTTATCTACCACAATGTGCGGCTCGTCAAACAGCTCGGTGTTTGTGCGTGTGGTTTCTCCGGTAACCGGATCGTAATATATTCTATAAGTCAATTCAACAGGATGGTCAACTAGGTTATTCCAAACCTCTAACAAGTTCTGCGCTGATTCGTTCATTTAAAAAGTCCTTTTGGTAATAGTGTACTGGCCACTGCTGTCTGGTGAATCCCACAAACATATCAGTGCCATCTTGCTCGAAGTGAAATGCTTGTCGCCAATCTTCATGGGAACCTAATCTGTTTATCGCGCCTTTCATATGCACAAAACTGGGATAATCCAGTGCAGGTATAGTACATAGTTCTGGTCCAATCAACTGTGCGGCAATGGCAAACACCACATCGGTACTGGGCAAGTCTTCTCTACAATTAGTTAGTACATGATCACGGAACAAGGGCCAATGTTGGTATACCAGTTCGGCCACTTGAAAAAATTCCATACTGGTCTGACCATATCTAAAATACATGATGCCATTGTACACATCAGGCAGGCCGCTGTCATCGAACATGCGTCTATATGTTCGATCGTTGCTTACTGTGCCTTCGTAATCACGTATTTTTGTGGTAAGACATATTTCACGGTGTCGTAGGCCTGTCCACCAATGATCTATGTTTTGTGTAAACAGTAGATCTGATTCTAGTTTGATGGTTTCTTTGAATGGAGTAATGTGCCAAGCCTGCCATTCATTAGCCAACTTCCAACAGCTGGTAGGCTCATTATGATCCACGGGCAAATCCACAATGTAATCAAACACGCGGTGATGAGTTTCATTTATTTTCTCCTTGGTACGGGCATCCACAGCTACAGCATAACTGTTGATCCGCTGTGTCTGTTTGATACTGACAGCCTGATAGTAGGCCAACTCAAGATAGTCCACTTCGTCTGTATTTTGTGCAAAGGTAAAGAACCCTTGTTGTTCACTGAACGTGTTAGGATTTCTCATATTCCCAAACGTCCATTGCGGCCAGTAATTGGTCTTTGTTTAAAAAATGTGTGTTATTACCAACAGATTTGGATCCCAATAAACCACGTCCGGTACGGTATGAATAAAATACACTATTGTTTTTGATCGCAGAGACGTGAATATTGTCAGTGGCTGTGACCAACATACCAGGCAATGCTGAGTAATTACCAACATTGTACCCGGTCAAGGTCTGCAAGGCAATGCTGAGTGCGTAGTCATTTCTAAACTGATGATTCCTAAATCCATAAAGCAAACTGTAGAATTCATAATGGTGTTTGATATAAGACATAAAGTCAAATACAGATTTTGCTAATTCGCTTTTGGTAAAATAAATCACTGTGGCCCATTGCATGGGTATACTGGTGGCACCAATACGTTTTTCTAACGTTTGTGTTACGCCCAATTCGTAAGTGCTGCCAAAGCAGGCAAAGTCTGTATCGGTATCAAAGATGGAACCTAGTGTGTTGTTGAACATAAAGTAGTCTGCGTCGATCAACAAGGTTTGATCGTATGGTGACAACTGATAAACGGTACTTCTGTTTTGATTGTGCCAAGGGAGTAGTTCTCCGTTGAACTCTCTCAACTGCTCTGTATCTGTACGCGGTTCGACAATCACTTGATCAAACACCGGTTTGTCATACTCACAATCAGTTATCAATGTAACAGGAAGATCAAGTTGTTGCTTGACTAACTCTGCGGCACGTGCGGCTATCCTTAGATACGGATACGCACCATCGTAAGCATATACGACACAGCCTTTAGTCATTGGCAATCTTTCGGATCCGCTTGCTCTCTTCAAATTCTGTGTGCCAGGCATTCATGACATAATGGTAGTGCTGTTGTGCTTGCACCAGGAATACTTGTCTATCCACCTCAACCGGGTTACCATACATATCTTCCAAATACAATTCTGGTATGGGCCAATAGGCCACAAATGCCAACAGCTCAGGAGTTATCTTGAACAGTCCACCGTTGTGTGCCAAGACCAATTCGGCTTGAATACGCTCGCGTAGAGTTTTACGAAATTGGGCGTGATCAAACGCCAGATCAGCAATAGATTTAAGATTAGAAATATCCATTCCAACAGTATACACGACAGGTGTGCTGTTGTCAAATGGAATGGATTAGGTATCTGCGAACGATGTGGCTATGGTAGGCGCAGTTATACCAGTGATATAAGTACCTGCAGGATTTTGCAAGTTATAGTACAAGTTAGGCACTGAACCCACAGTCTGTTGGAAAGCACTTGAAAAAGTATTGACCAACTTTACCCGAATGGTCGTTACCGGGTATGCACCGTTTTGAACAGTGCCCGAAAATTCTGTATTAATTGCCACATAGTCGGTAGTGTATGGTGCATTTGGACTCAATTGTTTGAACTGTTCTGTTGTGGTACCAGGATGGTCGCCACCTATAGCGGTGCCCAACCAATATCCGCCGGTGCCGGCTGTGCTCAGTAGTGTTGTAGTACTACCGGATCCACCTGCCTTGGTTGTGGTATTATAGGCAATTCTTACAGTACCACAGCTATTTGTTAAACTGTTCCAGTCAACAATGCGTGAAGTGCCTGTTGCAGTTGCTAGGCCGACACTCAGATCCATTGCACCACCAGCGTTCCACCAATAACGTGCGGCATCGCCGCTGGCCCAGGTCATGGTAATGGTAAACTGACCAGTACGATTTGTGCTGCCGCCCCAACCTGTTGTTCCGGCTACTGTGGTATTGCCTGCGGCTGAGCGACTTGTTACTGAACCCAGGGCTGCCTGTGTGTTGGCTGTCGAAACGCCCGAAGTAATACCGGCCCATGCCTGAATGGTTGTTCCGGCTGTCACCGTGGTAGCAGCCGGCGATATGTTGGCTTGATTTTGATGACTCAGTGCCAGATTCAATTTGTCAATCAGGCCAGACCATTGAGTAGCAGTGATGGTGGCGCCTTGAGACACTTGTGCAAATGCGCTGGTACTTTGTCCGTAACCGTATCTGCCGTAGCCGGTGCCGTAAACGTATGCTAGATTAACCTGTGTGGTTGGTATAGTATAAGTGCCGCCAGCTGTGGTGCCCCACGCATAAGTGTTATAGTCGCCATATTGTATTAGGCCGCCTGATGAATAAGTCATTTATTTTTCCTTGATAGCATATTTATAATATAACACATTCTACCAGTTTAGAATCTTCGTTATCATTGGATTCAAGTGCTACTGCAAATCTGCGAGCAATATATGGTGTATATGTGGAATCAATATAGGGTGCATTGGGTTCACTGTAAACACCAACTGCATTACCATCTGGTCCGGCTGTTAGGCCGTCGCCTTTGGTAATCGCGCCTAGAACTCTTACAGGAACTCGTCCTTTTAGTGCTATGGCCTGCCCTGGTGCACCTTCGTTCATTAGATAAGCAGGATGCTCACTGACAACACCGATCGGTATAGTATTTAGTCTACAGGCTGTAACTTCGGCTTCTCCGCCTACACAAACAACAGTTCCGGCTTGGTATTCTTGATCTGTGGTATATTTTTCTGCCAAGTCAGCGTATTTGGCTGTACTTGCAATTCCTCGGAATGTGTATGCCCAAACATTGCTATACCATTTTGTGGAACTGCCCAATGAATAGCCGGTGCTGACTGTGGCATTTGAACGTGGAATAATGGTAACGTTGGCCACCGAGTCAACGTATTGTTTTGTGGCAATGCCCAGGGCCGCTGAAGGATCCGATTGTAATAATGGTAAACCTGTGGCGCCATCAAGACGTAACACCTCAGTAAGTCCACCCACAGTTTTGTTGACATAAAAAACTGTGTCGGCGCCGGATTGAGTTGATGTTATTCTAAAGTCATCCCCACCGCTGATATCCAAACGTGCATTGCCATCTATGGCCGTACCAATTTCAATGCCCAACGAGCTTTCGACTTGAAGTTTATTAAGAATTGGAACAGATACGTCACTGCGTAAGAAACTGGATGATGGTACAAGAACACCACCAATTTTCAAGTTCAATGCACTGTTTGAATCACCGTAGTAAACCAGATTAGGTGACAGCGTGGTATTCAAATTGAAACCAGGGTAGATTGTAGAGAAGCCAGCAAGATCAGTATCAGTACGAGCCACTTCCGGAACAAATGCAGGGTCTGTACTTAAAATTGCCGACACTTTGCCAGCAATCATGAACTTGACAACCACGTGCGAACTTGATACACCGCCTGTTGTACCAACAACAAGATCTGCTAGCGCACCGGTTTGGCCAGTTGAGGCTGTAAAAGCTGGACCAATAACGACCCATTTATTACCACTGTACACGTTCAGTTGGCTGGTACCGGTATTCCACCAAAGATCACCAATGGCTGGACTGGCTGGAGCAGTACTGCCGCTGACACCAGAAGCCAATTGTTTCCAAAAAGCAGTGGTGGTGTCTGCACCGGCATTGACTTTGAGTACTCCAGCATTGCTGTCCCACCATAATTGCCCAGGTAGAGCATAAGCCGGGGCAATGCCGTTTGCAAAGTTTTCTAACAAGTAAATGAGATTCTCGTTTAAAAATCTACCATACCCGGGGTAATTTTTGCCAACCAAAGTCAAGCTGGTACTGGTATTATCATATGTACCATCTGCCAAAGTGGTCAGTCCAGTGTTATTTGTTAGTGATAAATTATATGGCATTCCGAAAACTCCGAGTTTGTTTTATTTATGATGTTTTTATACGGTTTTCATAATATAGCAAATGGCATAATATGAAGGTAAGACTGCTGGCACAGATATACTATGTGAGTGCGTTCCGTCAGATGAAATGGTATGATTGTGCGATTGGCTGTCGCCACCGGTGTTCTGTAGGGTTCTATTTTTAAATGCGTAGGCGCCACCGTCATAGTCGCCATCTGTGGCATTGCTGTAGTAAAAGTATGGGGCGACAAAATTGCCATCAACATCTTTTAATCCAGAATACCAAGCAGGCGAAGCGCCACCGGGATATGTGGGGGTACCACCAACTAGGTTGTAGTTGCCGGGTTGATCTCCCCAAATACCATAAACATCGTAGAAATCGTGTGTGTGCGGTGGCATTTGATTAAGTGTTAACGATGTTCCACTTACTGTACCGCCATGATTGTGCGAACCTGCTGTGGCGGTTGAAACTGTGACTGCTGATCCGCCACCTGAGGCTGCCACAACATAGGTGCCGCCGGCACCGACCACAAAACGGTCGACCATGTTGGGTGTACCATTGGCCCCATTGCATAACGCCCAGCCATATGGAATATCTGCAATCGCACCCGACCACATTAGAACAATACCACGAGGGAACAAATTGTGAACAAAAGCAGTGGTTGCCAACTGTGTGGTATTGGCTGTGATAGCAGCGGTAGGTGCTGCCGGAGTACCCGTAAATGTGGGACTGGCTATAGTGCTCTTGGTGGCCAGGGCCGTGGTCACATTGGCATTGGCATTGGTAACTGCCACTGTCACAAAGGCTGTGGTAGCAATTTGCGTGGTATTGGTATTGGCAGTTGCAGTAACCGAACGTGGAGTGCCACTCAAAGTGGGACTTACCAATGGAGCATAGTTGGATACGATGTTATTGGTAATGGCCGTAGTTACATCAATCAATGAATTGTAAACACCAGCATTGGCTTCAAATACAAAGGCTGTGGTTGCCAACTGTGTGGTATTGGTCCCTGGTGTGGCTGTGGGTGCTGCCGGAGTCCCTGTAAATGTGGGACTGGCAATATTGGACTTGATAGCGTTTACATTCTGTGCATATACACTGACATCATTAATTTCACCTGTCAACATTCCCAAGGTACTGTTTATTGCACCAACATTGGAAATCAATGCCGCAGATTGAGCGTCATTTACTGCTGTGAGATTTGTATCTACATAGTTCTTGGTAGCGATACCCAGACTGTCTGTGGGATCAGCATAGACTGTAATCAATCCCGAAGAGGCATCTGCTGTCAGCATTGTGACCGGTGAACCGGAACGAGTTCCTACCAGCGTAAAGTCGGCACCTTCTTGACTATTGTATATACTGACATTTCGGGTCAAAGGCTCTGTGGTAATGCGTAGACTCAGGGCCGAGCCCAACCAAAGACCATTGTCGTTGTTGACAGCAAGATTACCCGACATTGTTTCATTTTGATCTTTGCGTACAAAATTTGTTGCCGGAATATTGTTTAGAGCATCAGCATTGCTGGCTGTTCCGTAATAGGTTGTTCCAGAATACGAACTGTTGATATTCAATCCAGATTTGATTGTTGTGAATCCAGCTATGTTGCCATCAGATTGGAATTGGGCATCTTTGTTCCATATGGCAAAAGGTATGTTTCCTATTTTGAACGAAAGAGTATTGTGTGTGTTACTGGCGTTATCAGTTACTGTCAATGGTACTGCACCAGTAATGCCTTGTGCTTTGGTATACACAGGTCCTATCACTGCCCAGTTACTTCCATTGTAAGCAGATAGCTGGTCCGTTATGGTATTAAAAAATAGATCACCTGCGGTCAATGCTGAGGTTGGTGTATTGGTTCCAACTATGATGGTAGATAAATTTTTCCAGGTGGCAGGTGTTGACGAAGCATATACAGCAAGTTTTTTAGTACTGGTATTGAACCAAAGTTGGCCGACACTGGGATTCTGTGGTGCTTGATTGGCAGCAAAATTTTCCATGATCTTGACCAGATCACTTTGTAGATATTCGCCATAACCAACAAAATTTTGTCCTACTAATGTTAGACTAGTACTAGTGTTGTTGTATTCGCCATCAGGTACTGTGGCTGCAACTGTTCCATTGGTTCTAAGGATGCTGTAGCTCATATTGTTATCCTATGCTACTTAAATTGGTCAATGTTTGAATTCGTACAGTATAATCAATTTGAATAAGACGGTTTAGGGCTTTTTGTACTGGATGGAAAACCACGTGTGTCAACAATTTACCAGTTGATGCAGTATATACACCAGTGGTATTATTAAACGAACTTTCGGTGCCATCGGTACTGCGAGCTTTTAGTCCCAATTCATCAAACACAAACTCACTGTCAAGATTCACACTGTTGTCAAATGCGGCCTGTGTCGCAGGCTCACCGTAGTCCAACAAACAAGTGATCACTAGGTCTGTGTAGATTTGTCCTGGTATATGTCTAACTTCTATCCGGTTATTGATAGGATCTGGGTTGGCTGTGGCCGTATTGTCCACAATTTTAAAAAATGTTGGACTGTACAAGTTGGCATTTTGTGTGGTGGTGTTGCTGGGCAAATAATTAATAACACCAGTGGGATCCACATTGGTGCCGCCATTGCCAAAGTGCATTTCGTAGATATAGCTTTGTCCTTTGTTGGCCAAGCTGTAGGCAATGGCTTCACTGATGTTTTCGTAGTGAATGGCGTTGCGTTTATCAACAAAAACTTCTCCAGTTTTGGGATCGTGAATCTTGATATGACCTTGAACATATAGACTTCCTACATCATCTGCAGGAGGTTGTTGATTCTCTGGGGTGTTATCTTGCATGTTTTTGTCCGTTGTTTCATTATTTATCATGGTTTTTTAGGTCTTTATTATGAAGTTAATGCCCAGATACGGTGGTAAGTTTTGGCCTGTGCCGCCCGCCAAGTCGGATCCGCTAAGATCTTTACCAGTATCTGTAGTGCCACTGACAGTATGACTATGAAATCTATTTTGATTCATGCCGCCAGTTACAGGTTGTGTACCAGTAACATTTAAACGTGCTGCCACAGGGCCGGCGTTAAAATCTGGACCAGCAAACGACTCATTGTGATTGTGGTCAAGATCTACTTGGTTGGCAGTTCCACTAATAGTATGAGAATGAGCTATCGCTACAGAATCTTTGCTACCTCCAGTAGAACCAACGGATACCGAACTACCAGTACCGTAAGGCATACGATTTGTAAAATTTGGAAGATTAAATGTTGTGCTATTATCGCCTACGCCAAACGTTGTACCAATTACCGAAAACAGTGACGCAAAGGTTGTCCTATTGATCGCGCTACCAGTACATATCAAATAGCCGCTTGGAGCACTGGTGCTGGGCCACATTAGGACAGTACCAGTAGGAACCGCCGATGCCAATGCAGTGGTTACAAAAGATGTGGTGGCCACTGCTGTGTTTGATGTGCCAGCCGGTTGTGTTGTGGCCACGGTATTGGCGGGCAATGTCACTGTACCTGTAAATGTGGGACTGGCTATATTTGCTTTTAAGTTTAGTGCGGACAGTGTGGGTGCGCTGACCGGTTTGCTGGCATCGTTGGTATTATCAACCAAACCTAATCCTACCATGAGTTTGGTTATACCAGTGACATTGCCACTAAATGATGGATTAGTCAGCGGAGCTTTGGAACTCAAAAGATAGTTGACTCTGTTGGCTAAACCAACATTGGCCTCATTGACAAATTCTGTTGTGGCCAATTTGCTATTGCTGGTCCCCGGTGTTTGAGTGGTTGCCACGGTGCCTTCCGGAAATGTAGGCAATCCTGTAAAATTTGGACTGTTTAGATCTGCTTTGACTGTTGCATAAGTTTTTACCCATTCTGTGGTCGCTACCTGTGTGCTATTGCTGTCAAGGGTCGGTGTAGGAGTTTTTATATAGCCATCAACATTGAGATCTCCACTGACCCCAACACCACCTACAACAACCAATGCACCAGTTGAACTACTGCTCGAACCAGTACCACCAGATAATACTGCATCACCATTGACAGATATACCCGTAAGTGTACCAACACTGGTAACCATTGGTTGACTGACTGTTTGTAAGGTTCCGTATAGGTCTTCAAAAATTGCTGTGTCGGCCTGTACTTGTGTGCTGGCAACATTACCTGCGGTGACATTACCTGCGACTGCTAAAACACCAAGCGTACCTGTGCGTGTTATTCCCAGTTGGGTAGCCACTGATAAGGCGCCATAAATTTTATCAGCAACTACCAAATTGCCCGAGTATACATTCCCGGCAGTGACCAAGTTTGCTGCCGTTACATTACCAGCCGAATTTAAAAAAGCCAGGCTAGTTACATAATCTTTGATAGATGTACCATATATTTTATATGTGACATTGGCTGTTTCTATAGGCAACTGAGATGCATCATACATTGATGTTGTTAATGGTAATTGACCTATTTGTATATCTGACATTTTTGTTATTCCTTTTTAGTATTTACCCATTATCCTGGTAGTCCAGCGGCCAGCCTAATGGCTATGGCCTCAGGCGTTGAACTATTTTCCAATCCAGCCAATCGTTGTGTCACTGTTGTAGAAATATTTGCTCCAGAGTTACTGACAATTGAATGATGAAACTTATCTACCAATGGTACAGACACATTACCTGTGGGTGCATTGATCCAAGTGGTCAGGTGTGAATTAGTAATCAATCGTTGTGTCTCACCAGAATCAACCACACGACTTCCTGCAACATGAACCAGTCGAGCACCAGTGCCGTCTACACCACGACGAATTTGACTCAGTGTATTGGTCACTATGTCACGACCATAATAGGTAATTTTTTCACCATTGATAAACACCATGCCGGGCAACAAGGCTTCTGCACCCGGTGGAGGCAATACTGATGCATTGGCAACATGAATCGTTGTGTCAGTTATGTGCAAATTACTGGTCAATACCGTTATGTTATTTGGACTAATAGTGTAGTACTCGGGCCACGAATTTTTACGTACACCAACCACTGTTACTGCTTGGTCAACATCATTGACATAGATAGATCTATCATCGGCAGCAACGAATCCAAGACGATCTATTCCATGCTGATAGTAGTCGTAAACAGGAATTCGATCACTAGTGATTGATTCAACTCCGGGACCAAATGCCACTGCTGTATTGGCCAGTGGGTTAGTATGATCCAAGTACACCTGAGAAATATAAGTAGGTTCAGGATATGTATTGGCAACTGTGATGGTGTCGGATAATTCCAGCATTAATTGTGTGGCCGAATCATTGTTCATGCCATGATATATACGATATCCAACATTGGCAGTGCCCGAATACATCTGAGTCCATACTTCTATGTTCAAGTTATCGTACAGTCGCCCAGGAATCAACTCTTCTGGAGCATGACTACTGTATTGATCTACATAAGCACCGCCGGTGACATTGATGTCTTCAGGACGAGTACCTAGTGCTGTGTCAAGATACGAACTCTGAATAACCGTATCCATATCCAATGGATTGTTTTCGTTATAGTAGGTCAATGTGATTGGTACACCAGCTGGCTCATCTTTTACAACAACACCGGCATCAGCATTGTATACAATAGCTCGGTTGTCTTGAATGATATTAATGGTCCACACATGATTGTTTAACGAACTTCCAGTTACTTCGATGGTCTGTCCGGCTGCAAGATCCGCCTTGCTGAAATTAAATTTGCCAATGTCTGTGGTATAGATAGTGCTGTTGCCAGCAAAGAATTGAATTACATCGCTGGTGACACTTACTTTCTGATCGTACTTTATACCAGAAACTTTTACGCCTGGGTAACCAATACCGGTATATAACTGTTCTAAATCTCTGGCAGGCATACCTGCACCTGGAGTATAATATCCAATGGTTCTATCATTGGCATTGTCAAATTCATTGGCAGCAACTGCGATATACTGCGTGTAGTCAAATATATCGCTGGCCGGAACTTCACTTACATTTGCTCTGAACACTTTGTTGGGATTATTTTCTCCGGTGTAACGAACAGTATCTCCAAGATGGTAAACAGTGTTTGGAGTCCAATCAACTACGTTTGATGTGTAGTTGATTCTATCAAATTTGATGGTGCTACTGATACTTCGAACAGTATTGTAATTGTTTGCTGTGTCAATCTTGTAGTACACATTGTGCATTCTGGCAATAGCTCTAGCATTGCCCTCGATTACAACATTGGGTCGAGTGATGTATCCAGTTCCAGGATTTGTGACAGTGATTGAACGAACAGTGCCATTTCCGTTCCAGATGTTGGCTGTTGCTTTGGCGCCACTGCCGCCACCGCCTGTGATAGTAACATTGGGCACAGAGGTATAGTTGCCACCAAAGTTGTACACTTCGATACTGCTGACCTGATATTTGTGGTTGTTGTACCAATTTGAATATTCTGATCTTAATGCAGCCGGCAAGGCAGCCATGAAATCAGGATCTTCGATATTGCTCACAGTCGGACTGTGATATGTTTTGGTAGTTGAATCATATCCGCTAGGCAAATCAAAATCTGTTACGTTGCCACCAAACACATCATTGCCAGTATAGTCAAGCACGTATTCGCGAATCTGTGTGCGATAAGGTTTGACTTCATTGATATACTCTTGATAGTATGTTTGATTGTCACGGATATAGCTTGGGTACTGATCAAGTTTTCTAATCTTGTGTAGTATACTGATAAAGCTGGTTTTAAAAATCCAGTCTGTGGATTTTTGTTCGCTTAACAAATAGTTAATCAGCACAAAAAACAACTTATTAAATTCTGCATCAAGATATTTGACAAAAATATCACTTTGTATGGCAGCAAAAATATTGCGTATTTCTTCTACCGGATGTTCATCAAATCTATTAGTATCAAAATCTCCAGATCCAAATGCGGTGTTGTCAACTGTTGAATCATACAATGCTGAACTGATTTGTATTGTACCATTTTGTAATCCAACCAGTGTGGTAGATTTATCGGCGTTTGCACGATAGTATGCATATCGACCCGATCCATCGTTATTGACCAATACAATATCATCGGTGACCAATTGTGCGCGAATCGTTTCTAGCTCAGCCAACGTCTGAACTATCCGATTGGTCTCTTGACTGGTATTGAATGTGCTGTCATACCAGTCCACTAGATCAACATATTGATCCGTGCGATAAGTCTGCACTCGTTGTAGAGTAAATTCTTTGCCAGCATCTAATTCATAGATTGTCCAAAGCCCCTTGTATTGTGCATCAGCTGTCACCAGTATCCGGTATCCGGTTGGCAATACTGTTCTATCGATATAGGCAAGATCTTCATAGTTTGATGTTTTAAAATCCCACTGACCAGAGTTTGCCGCAGGATACGCATCGCTCGTATAGAATTTCTGTGTATCAAATTCTAACACTATAGGATATTGAATCATTACCTGATTACAATAGTCAACAAAAGTTCGCAATGCAGCGAAACGATTTTTAAATACCGACTGCATGGGTCTTGATTCAATGCCCGTTTGTTGATTGCTTGGTAATTTGGGATTTGGTACCAGACGATGATCTGTGGTTTCACCCACCAGACTGTCTACAATCTTGTTTATAATCTTGGCGGGTATTATGCTGGTGGCTGTATTTTCTTTTATCAACTCATATTCGCTATGGATAATGTTTTCGTTGGGCACAATACTATATGCAATTTGTAATATAGCATTGCTGTCAGAAACATATTGATTGATGTTGTACAAATTAAATGCATCTGTGCGAATCGCTGCCGCATACGACACGCCAGCATTTTGCGGATTTTCGATAATGTTTGCTACATCGGCTGCGGTCTTTGTCTTATTGGCTGCAAACGGATCTGACGTATTTTTATTCACTACCCAGAAATAATATTTGTTGACAATCACTCCAGTGGCATTGTCAACATTGTAAGATAAAGAATACGTACTGTTGTCAACAAACTTGGGTTTACCCGGACCGGTATAACTGGCAGGTGGTAGCGAGCTCTCAACCCATTCGCATACTTCGATCATACTGCCAGGAAATAATTTGCCCCAGTTCTTGCTTCTGTAGACCAAGGTATCCTGTTCGTAGTCAATATAACGACAGGCATCAAGATTCCACCATAACTGACCCACTTGTTCGGCGCCCCAGGCAGCAGTAGTACCCACATAGTTAAACGTAAAAGGAGTTCTAGCTGTGTCTTCGGCCGTTTGAGGTTGGAATGTGTCGATTACCGGATTTGATTGATTGTATTTGGCAGGATCGTAACTGGTGATGTAATCCAGTTCTTGATCGGCAATGCCCAATATCTTGCCTTTGGCAGGATCAATTATATCTAAATTGGTCTGTATCTCATTGGTCTTTTTGTTATAAACAAACATTCTATTTAGATTGGCAGTATCAACTTTGTAACTATGCTGTCTGATCAATTGCCATGACCGTTTATTGCCATTGTTGACATAAGAATACACTTCGCCGGCATCCAATACCATGCGACTATCTCGGTCAGCACCGATGATCAAGAGTCCGTTGACAGTATCAATGCTGGCGCCAAAGTTTGCACCAGATTGTGCATAGTCTGAAACAATTTCTTTTACATTAATAAATTGTCCAGGGGTGGCAATGTTGTCAGGTCGAGTGGCAATATAATCAAATACAAATACTGCACCCGAAGCAGGAGTAACATTCAATAGTCGAGTTGAATCTTGATCCAGTGTGGTATTGCCTTGATCTATTGTTTGAAGTTCTTTTGCTGTTGCACCAGTACTGCTAACAAACACAGTATCGGCCGTGTCAGATACTTTGACAGTTGTGCCAAAATGCTGTATTTTGTCTGTGCCGGGGTGTTCGATTGCTTGAACAAAAGCATACACTTCAAGTCCCAGATCTGCCAACGGGTGTTGGCCCCATCCTGGCAAAATGTCCAAACGTTTGTTGGGTACCGTAACAGTTGAGTTGATGACCAACTGGCCGGCAATCACCAATGCAGTGATGCCGGGAATGTATGCAGAATTGATATCAACTGCCACACTGGCCACTGTAGTTCCATTAAATACTACTTCAATTCCGTTGACAAAAATGCTGTTGCCGCGAGTCACAGTTGGATTGGTTACTGTACCGGTGATGGTGCCGTAAACCCGACCTTGATTTACATATCTATACACCCGACCAGCATAGTACTCGGGTCGTGTGTAGTAGGGTGCGCCAACATATACAGAACAATTCAAATTACAAACATCAACACTGTATCCAAAACGTGCTTGTGTGTTGACATCATCAAGTCCCAATACTTTTACCAAGTTGAATGAATTTATTTCAACTTGCACTAGACTTCCTCTTGCTGGTGCAGTAATAAACTGTACACTACGATCATTGACAATATAATTTCCAGCATAGGTTTGTTCAACACTGTCAACAGTTACCAATAACTCAGTAGGCAAACTTCTATACGGGGTAAATGTATTGCGGGTACCATCACCAATGAATGATTCAACGACTCGCTGATGCACTGTGGCAATACCAGCCAATTGTGTGCCATTAACAACAGCACGTGAGTCCCCTACAACAATTTCTCTACCATCAGTGGTTGTCTTGATTGACGATCCCCAGTGACTATAGGTCACCCCAGACACTGTAGGTGGAGTTAAAGTAGCAATTAATTTATAGGCCCGAGCCTGTCTAAACACCAAAATAACATCATTGACTGGTTCAACAAATGTTACTACATTGCCAGCAAGAGTAAAGTCTACATTGGCAACATAGATGTGATTATCGCCAGTCACTACCAGAGTGTCAATACTCACGGGAGTAAAAGATAATGTAAATTCCACTGGAGCAACATAACTTCCAGTTACTGGATCTAGTGTTGCATTGATATAATCTTGTATGACAACTGAATAAATTCTTGTGGTTGGGGTAGTAACGCCATAAACGTAGACCTTGTTGGCACCCGGTGCACCAACATAGATCCAACGATCGTCTTTGCTCATACTGATAGACTGGCCGAATAGATCATCGGCAGCACCATCTGGGGCCCGTAATACCTGTGCAAAACTAGAATTCAATCCAGAGTTGTAATTGTATAGAAAGACCAGTCCTTGATTTGACAATGAGCCAGGAGCACCAATTGCCGCTATATCAGTACCCGAGTCAATACTGTTACCAAATTTTAAATTGCCTCCCACTGTGGACAGTTTCACCAACGATTTGATTGGATCACTTTCCAAGAATTTCTTTGTGGTCTGATCTATAGAAAATGTTCTAACAACATCAGCGTCGGTCGACGATGTCCCGCTGGGCTGTCCTACCAACAGCGTACCGCCATTACGACTTATTTTCACTGCGGTACCGTAAAGGCTATCACGTATGTATTCTTTAGAAGCCAAAGTGACTATGGTATTGCTAGACCATACATCAAACTTTTTATAAACACCCCAACTGCCTTCGCCTTGATCATTGTCGGCCCATATGACATCGTTGGTACGCCATTTGGTTAATGGTTCTTTGCTGATAATTCCTGAACTGTTGTCAACACGCATGGACTCTAGATGGAACAATAACCCGGAACCTGTCACTGCTGATAATTTTTGTAATGTGGCAGCATTTCTCGCTGCCACTACGTAGAAAGTGTTTGATGTGTCTAAATCAAATACTCTGTAAAATCCGTCAAAGTCTGTGTCAAAATTCCTAATGGCAACAACATCGCCAATGGCAAAATTGTGAGAGCCATAAGTTGTTATCAATGCCAGACCATTTAGAGCATAACTCATCTCGGTCACAAAGTTGTCTGTTTCGTTTACTCGATACACATTCCAATCACCAGCAAAATCTTTTGCTACCCAAATTTTATATCCGGCGCCAACATTATATAAAATATTGTTTAATGTGGTGTATTCACGTATGTCAAACAGTGTTGCATCAACGTCGGCCAGATTCACATAACCTGCAGTGATCGGAATACCAATATCTTTGGGCACGGTCAGATCTGTTAGCAAATTGGGATTGTAATAATTTGGGCGATGATACAATTTGTCTGGCGTTATACCAATAATCTGATCTGGTGCAGTATCGTTGGTATTCAACAATACCAGCGTTTCCGGATCACTAGTAAATGTCTGTTCATCAAGAACTATTTCTACAAAATCGTTACTGTCGGTGGCGCCATACTCGCCCACACGCAAGGCCCACTCTTCAAAAGTTTCAATACTGCTCTGAACGTTGTTTAAAGAAACTTGATTAAAAGCATCAACTGCATTACGAGTTCCTTTTTGTTTGATATAGCCTTGATAGAACTTGGCCTGGGTCTCAATATCTAAACCTAGATCTGTTAGATAACTGCGTTCACGGAATCCAATTAAGCCATTGCTGAATTTGTTAAGTTGTGAGTTTTGAGGTTGGTTGTTGATATCATAGATGTTATCAAACTCTTGTGCGCTGTAACTTAGATTGTTTAATAATCCAGTCTTAATTTGATTTTGTGCGATCTGTTTCCACTGGCTAGACAAAAACTCTGTGGTTCCAATAAGATTGGTCAGTGCAACATAATAATTATTTTTGTATGTTACTAGACTACCTTTTCTATAATCAGTATTGGCGGTCCAATCGTTGATAACACCGTTGTTGTAGATAAAACCTGGAATGTCCAATTGACCATTCCAAGCACCTGTACGGTTGCCTATTAGCTTTAATCTAAACTGACGATTGCCCAATTCAGGTTTGTAGATAATGTCGTTGAACAATGTGGTATTGTCAAAGATCAAGGCGTGTTCGTATTGAACAACATTTAATTGTGCAAACCCAATGGTTTGCCCACTGTGTGCATTTAGTTTGAATTGATTGCCATAACGAACCACTGTGAATTGTGAATTCTTGATAATATTGCTATCTTGGTCCAGCAGTTTGCTGCCGTAGATATTGTTTTCGATATAGTCAACCGTGCCGGTGGCATTTTCAATTACGATTTGATCAATGATTGGACTCAATACCAGTAGGCTACCAGATCGCCAACCCTGTTGACTCCAGGTTAAAAATTCTCGAGCACTCAATGTCCAATCTTGTGTGGTGTCCAACAGATTACTATAGGCGTCAAACCGCATGCCTTGACCTATTAGATATCGACCGTAGCTGATTAAAAAGTCAACCACTTGTTGGCGTGTGTTGAATTCGTATCCATACGGAATGCGAATTTTGTAATTTTGAAAATCTTGATAGATAACAGCAACCGTTGATCCTACTTCAATACGTGCCGCATTGTTGTTGGCCAAACTAGGAATAATAGTAAAGAACGGATCCTCAATGTCATATCCGCTTATGGTCCATCCATTGCCGCTACGCTGTACAATTACCGCACTATAATTGATTTTTTTAATGGGTGTAGATTTGTTTAAAAAGATCTCGTAGTTGTTGTCTGGAATAACAATACTTTGATTGGTACTGGTAGGTGAGCTCTGTTCAGCAAGAATTTTAACATAGTTTTTGCTGGTAAAACCGGCCAGCTTGTAACTCAATTGTACAGTCAAACTGCTTAGATAGTTTATAATCTTAACACCGGGATTGATGCCTAAACTGGTTAGATAGTCACCGATCCAATTGATATAACCCACAGTGCGTTGACGTGTGCCACCGACTAGACCATTTATCTTGATTGCAGTTGGTGTGATTCTTTGTAGTGTGTCGGACAATGCCACTTGATTTAAGTATGGGTTAACATTGTAGTTGTCCACATTCATCAGAGTACCAAAGTAAAACCCAGGATTCATTAGTGCCACTATTTGTTGTAGAGCGAAAGGATAGTCACTGCTACGGCGCCAAGCATTTTCTGCTGGTCCAATGTCGCCCACTGCAAAACTGGCATTGGTTTTGATACTGTCGAAGTTTGCAACTAAAAATTGATTTGGACTACGTAGATTGCCGGCGTCGTCCACTGGAATGATTTTTAATAGATCAGGTCTTGCAAAACGTGTGTCGTATCGATTTTCGCCGCGAATGTAACCCAGACTTAGGTCGGTCCATAAAACCAAGTTGCCGCCAGTGTAAGGTGCGGGCCCGTAACTGTTTTCCCACCAAGCAGGTTTCTCGCTGAATCCCAGCATTTCCCAAGGTGTCCGATGCGGACGGTCTGTGTCGTAGTAATGCTTGAATACTGCTCGCCAGCTGCCTGGCAATTGACTACCATTAATTACATCATAAAAGTTTTTGTAATTCCAACTGAATGGATCATTAGAATTGTAGCTACTGTTGTTGGTGTAGTTGACTCTATTGGTTCCAATCCATTTTAAAAATGATGTTGTGAGTATGTTATTGAACTCGGTGAGATTGTAATCTGTGGTTCTAAAACGACCAGGTAGATAATCGTAAAGATCAATCAGGGTAGAATTGTAGTTGACCTTGATATTGTTGTATATTCTTGTTTCAAGTTCCAACAACATCTGATCACGATAGTCTCCAAATGAGGGGGTTATACTGCCGTCGTGTCCCTGTATCACTGTGGCAGGTGTTAGATAAGTATCATCTGTAAAAATACTTGGGATAAATTTTGGATACAGTCCTAGTTTGGTAGGAGTTTCCGGAACATAACTGCCGTTGGTACTGATGTAGTCTTTGACAATGATTAGATCATTATAAAGTTGTGCCACTTGATTGGTCAATGTGACTGCCGGACGATCTTGATTAAAATAATAATCACGATCTTTTACCAATGCTCGTTTACTGAGAACTATAGGATTATTATTAGCATCAAGCACTAGATTACCATAGGTGTCTTTTTTGGTTGTAGCATAATAAACCAACACTGCACGATCACTCAACTGTGTATCATCAAAAATTGTGGTAATTTCATATTGACGAATCGCAGGATTCAAAATTTGATATGTGGTTGACGGTTGTAGATTACTGCCATATGGCACCATATCGCTGTAGTACCAAGCAAACTTGCTATTCTTATAACGATTGATTTCTCCAACAATGGCATCCACACTAGATGGAATGTCATTGGTATCAACCAAGCCACTGGTAAGAGATAACTCTAAGAATTTGTTTTTAAACTTTGTATATTCTTTTTGTGCATACTCTGTTGACTTGATAAAATTAACGTCTCGATCCAGCAAGAACAAGTTGCTGTATATTGCAGGACTTTGATGTTGCAAAATACTGCCGGTGTTGTTTTTAATTGATACGTCTCGAAGATTGCTCACACCAGGAACAACACCAACAACTTGATTGGTATTGTGTGCCAGCGTAACCAAATGATTACGTATTTGTCCCAGTGTCAGACTAGCAAACGTGCTGTTAAGACCATTGAGATCTAGATTCTTTGGTATTTCATAAGCGCCCAAGGCGCTGACCGAAGTGCTATAAATTTTGATGGTGATACTGTCGCCCACCGTTAAAATATTAACATTTACCCTAACCGCTTGTTTTCCGTTAACCGATACTATTGAATAATCTACAGGGTCCAATGTGTCAAGAGTTTTTCCATTGTTTCTATAAACAATTAAATTTGCAGACCCGCTGGTGTACTTTGGAAGTATATCAATCACAAAGTAATTTGTCTCACCGGTAAAAGTATAACTGAATACTTGATATTGTTTTGTTTTCTCTTTGTTTTCTGTCCAGACATTTCGGAACACATATCCACCGGCGTCAGTATTTTTCCTAATGAAATAATTGTTCACTGGTTCTACCACAGGAACCTTGTTGACTAGATATTGGTAAGTGTCTGCATCAAAATCATTGGAGAATTCGATATCGCCTACATTTTGGAAGTTTCTATACGATAACGGAAAACCCAGCACTTGATCTGTTCTTCCCGAACCCAGTTTATAAGACAATATTCGAGTTCCTACAAATGTACTGCTGTCACCACGACGAGACAGACTTACATTATTGCCTGTGAAAATATCAAACAGTGGGCTTTGATTGTAGCCTGTTTTTTTCTGTGCGTTGTACCAGGCGGCCCCGTCGAACCAGTATTCTTCATCAGTGACCAGACCGTTAACAGTATAAATCTTTCGTACCCACATGGTTTCGTCTACAGCGATAGCACTGTCTTGAGCCAGTTCAAGATGCACACGATAATCAGGAGTCTCTTGATTATTGGTCAAATTAAATATACTGACCACATAAATTTTGTTGATCACCAACGGATCAGTATCGGCTGCAAAAACAATTCTGTCGCCTGCATTGAATCTAATGGTGGAGCCACCAACGTCAATGTCTGCATACTGATCGTTGTCTGTTGAATAATTTTCAACCTGCAGAAATGCATTGGTTATCTTTGTCAACTCTAAAATATCAACTTGATCTTTTGCTATGCTACCTTGATTGAACAACTGTAAATCAGGTTCAAACTCAATTATAGGACGTAGGGCACGTTGTGCCTGTGTCACAGATGGCAACTGATTTAAGTATGTGGCAGCTGCCGTGATTACATCAATATGAAACCATCGATTGGTTCTCGACCAGGCATTACGATCAATGCTGGCCCGATTGATTGTGATATAATCGTGTGTGGTTGGATCAGTGATGTATGTACCAATACTGTCAGTTTGTTCAATGGATACCAATTTGATTGCAGTACCAACACCTTCTACATAGAACAATTTGTTGGCATAGCTGGTTGGCATCACCGACGAATCAAACTGTATCTTGAGACCATTGGTAAATGTTACACCATTGGGGCTCTTGAAATATGTTTTTCCTAGTATTTCAGTATCTACATTTATCGGTGTACCGGCGGCATCGATCAATCTTAGACTTCCGGTCATGGTTGATACTAAATTGTCTTGATAATACAAATAAGGTGCGGCGGCTGTGATGACTGGAATACGGCTCCATTTGCCAGAATTGATTAGATATTGTGTGTTGGCATAGGAAACACCACCCAGCACAAATACTTTTTGTGTATTGGTAATTGGCAATGGATTGACCAAATTAACAACCTGACCTCCGTTGCCGTCATCAACAAGATTGATGGTCCACACCGTGTAGCGATCTTGTGCCGGTACTGGGTCTGCATCAAATACATTGAGTGGGGTCCAGTCTGCATCGGTATAGGTCTGTCCAACAAATATAATTTTCTTGGTTGAAAAATTTGTGGTTGCTCCATCAAGTCCGCCATTGGCCACAATTTCCGCTACCGTCAACCCCTGTACCCGATTATAAGGTATGGATACTGCTATATCAACTTCGTAGGCCAAATTTAATGAATTATAGCTGTCCTGAGCATTGGGCGCAGGAACGGTAAAGGTGACAGTACCCACATCCTCTCCGTTGTTGATCACTCCAAGTATTTGTCTACTGCTGGTGTTGGGTTGTCCCAATCTCAAACCCGATGTTCCGGATTCGGTTTGAATCCAGAAAGGTATGCCAGGTTGATTGACTATAAACTTGTAGGTGCCACTGTGTACTAGAAACAGCTCAGGATTCGATGCGCCATCCTCTGTGGAAAATTTATAAGAGCCAGTGACTGTGTCTCTAGTTACCACTATGTTTGCTTCTGTGACCGCGCCAGTGCTTGATACTGTTACAGTGTCGGGGCCGTTGGGTAACCAATAGTATTGATTAAAATTAACAAATTTGTCAAAATCAAACAAGCCGTTGTAGCTGTATGATTTGTTTTTAAACAAACGATCGTGATCGGCTATGTTGCCACCATAGTATTCGATCTGTTGTAACAGATCAATATAGTTGCCAAAGAACTCGGTGTCGCCCGATTTGTTCTTGATAACCACACTGGGCTCAAGTTGATAATTTTGTCTCAGTGCCGATGATTCTTTTATATAGTAGTCAGCGGATTTGGCTGTGGGCGAAAATTGACGACCGATATAACCATTGATTTTTTGAAAATTGGGATCAGATACCAACTGATCCACTGTGGCATTAAGAAACTTTTTGTTGGTATCGGTACGAAATACTTCTGGTAATAAATTTACGGTTTTGTTATTGGCCATTAAACTACTCCGGAAGTTAAAGCTAATGTTTGATTGATTTGAGCCGCTGTTACTGCGCTGATAATTTCAACATCATTGACTGTGGCCGCACTGATAATAATTTCATTGGCTTCAGAATTGATCTGATAAAGTGTACCAAAGCGAACTGCGCTATCGCTGGGAACAATAACAATGCTGGCGATGTTGGGTGTTAATGTGGTGTGTAGATATGCACTCAATTCTGAGAAATAAAATGTTTCGCCAAAGTCCCATTGTCCAATAGCAAAGTAAGTGTTGATGGCATTGATTACACTGCTCTTGACATCGTTGTCACTGATAACAATGTTGGAATTTTTAACAATTTTGAACTTGGCCTGTAGTGCAGGGTCTGCACGTAAACCAAACAAGGGCTTGAATCGAGCTGTGTTGTATATCAATGTATCACTCAATGCTTTGTAATTTTCTAACCCGCTGAACTCAATTTTCAAAGTTTCGTTGGTGGGTGCCACTGGATCTGCAACTGCGCCGCTGGTGTCTTGAATCCAGGCTGCATAGTCGGTTGCATACTGTTTGGTTAAAATATACAGGTCCATGATGTTGTTGGGACTTGGATCAATCCGTCGGTAGTTGGGACTGTTATGACGATATTGGAAGTACAACTGCTGACGGCCAGTGTATGCTGCCAAGTCTGTACGTACCTTTAGACTTCTTACACTGTTGGTGATAGACAATTCGTAGAACACTTTTTCTGAGGTAGCATAGAATACTTGTCCGCTTTCGTAGATATTGATATAAGTTTTAATATCATTCTGTGTGGCATAGCTACTGACAACAAGAGCATTGTCGTACGGTTGTGTATACAAAAACTTGTTGGGGTCATTCAACGACTGTTGATACACATACTTTGCCGAAGTATTCACCAAAGGATTCACAATATTATCAAACAGGTCAGGATTATCCGGAACGCCATCGCTGTTGCTGTCAGGGAAAGTGACCAAGATTCTACGGGTGCTTTGATACCCGTCTGGTTCAACAATGTTTTTGTACACATACCAAGTTTGATCTTCACCAATGGCCTCACGACTGTCGGGTCGATTGTTGATTTTTAATACATTGATCTGATCGTGTAGAGTCAATCCAGTTTTTGTATCGTACACTTTTACACGTTCGTCAAAATAGAAACGTGTTTCTCTCTGACTTTCAAAAATATAATCAATTCCTCGATAGTCAACTCGATAGTCAATACCGTTGTAGCTGAGTCTAATCAACCAACTGGTGTCCAATGCCTGTCCCGTGGTATCGCCAGCATGATTCAAACTAAAATCATATGAGTCCAATGCTGTGCTTAGATCAGCAGATTCAATTATTGACCAAGTTTGATCTGCATCATCATAACGTAGACCAAATGTTTTTTTGCTTTGAATATAAGTTTTTACTGTGTTGGTCAACGAGCTCAATAAATTGTTTTTAAATTGAGGAATAATTTGATCAATCACCGCCGAATCAGGCACCATTTTGCCCAGTGTGATAATGGTATCATTGATGTCCATTACACCTGCATAGATATAGGTGCGGTCACCACTCAGTGTAGGTGATCCTGTGACAATTTGATTCTGTGCATTAAAATATTTTCCAGTCCCGGCTGCGAATCTAATGATAGACCCTGCACGGACATAGCGAAGTTTATTTGATAGGCCAACATCCAATACTGCAATAGGTGTTGCACCATCTTCGCTTAGATATCCCACACTACCAGTGCTAAGTCTTTGTGTTGTGGTCCACAGTATGGTAGTATCAGGCACATATCGTGTGTATGTTTTGTAATACAGGTGTTCTAATTCTTTGGCATTTAGCAAAGGAATTATTTGATTGTAAACAATCTTTGAAATTTCTGTGGTGCTATTCCATTGAAAATTAAAACTGCCGGTGAATTGGTTTCTGTACAACCAACCGTCTTGGGCAAAAACATTGGTACTGGAATATTTGCCAGTCACATCAAGCACATCCAAGTAACGACTAACACCCGAGCTGGTTCTATTGACTGCTTTGACTTTTAGTATATTGGCGTATTGTGTGTAGGGGAACAGATTGTAATCTTCCCCGGTGATCATACGATTTTGCGTGTAATAATTCTGTGGTGCTTTGGTACGAATATCGTCAATGGTTTCTTTGGCACTGGCGTTGGCCACTGTGTAATGCAAACTTGCACGAATGGTCAGGGTTTCAGCACGGCCACTGCGACTGGCGTAAGTCAATGGTATGACTATGTTTTGCATTTCGTCCGGAGTAATCTTGTAGTTTAGGCCGTTGCTTTGACGATAGTATAATCTGAAATTGCCTTGTGGTACATTGGTAAAGGCGCCGTCACCAAACACCAGGTCAATTTGATCGTTGGTACGACTGCTGACTTGATAAAGATTCTTTTCGCCAATATTGTTGTAGATTACATTGATGCCCGATACTGATGGAACAGCTTTCCACAGAGTCTGTTCGTTGTTGAAGCTGTCCAAGGCATACAACCAAACGTCGGTGTTGTTGATATTGTCAAAATTGATGTTGACCACACGATTAGGCAAATTATCAGCAATGGTAAAATCTTGTGTGTTCAAGACACCTTGTTTGAAAGAAAGGAAAAATCCAGTATTGTTACTGCTGTTGCCCAAACTGTCACTGCAATACAATATATTAAAGTTGGCACTAGAACTGGGAGTTTGCTCGTAAATGTAACTTTGTTTTGCTGTGGTTGCACTGACTGCTTCAAAGTTCATTTGAGCACCGTTGACAGCCGTGGTAAATCTAAACACAGGAGTTTGACCCGCTGTCAGTTGCACAGTATACTCTTCGGTTTCGATACCGTTGATGTTCTGTGTGTTACCTGGTTTGCCTATAACCTGGCTAGATACAAAAGCGGCATTCAAAATTGCATCAAATTGTTCTTGCCAAGAATTATTGGCACTGTCGTTCCAGTTGATTGCTAAATTTGCAACATCTAAACCATTGCTGTCGACCACTGATTCTGTGGTACTGATGCTACTGATTTTTAGTAGTCCAGTGCTGGCAAGATTTCGTTTGGGATTGTAACTGATCAAACGAGCAAGTTTGAGAATACTGTCACGACGTTCGGCTGTGTCAATAAAATTTTCGCGAGCATTTAGGTCTGTGCGAAATGCAAGACTTTGTCCCAGGAACGCAATCAGATCAATAAGAGCAATGTATTCTGAACTTTCAATAAAGTCGTTGAAATCTTCAGGGTAGTAAGTCTTGATATAGTCAATCATGCTCTTGCGAAGAGTCTCAAAGTCGTAGCTTTGGAAATCTGCTTCGCGGAAAGTCTGGTACAAGGTTTTCCAATCCTGTTGTACCAATAAGCTAGTTTGTCTTGTTGTAATTGCCATGTTTTAACCCTGTTCTAATATTTATTTAAAATAAAATATGGGTGTTTAATTAAGCACGAGTCAGTGACTGCGATTGGTTATCAAAATTGATTGCCATGACATCCACTTGGTTTGTATCAATAAACAGCAGTTCTATTTCTATTTGAATCCCATGTTCAAACTGTGTTACTATGACATTTGTGGCACGAGTCCTTGGATCGTAAGCAACAATGCGTTTGACATCGTCGACCATTAGAGTACGTGTTTCTTCGGTCAAAGGCTCAAACATCATGTTCCATATTATGGTGCCAAAGTTTGGCTGCATGAGTTTTTCACCTTTTTTGACATTGAAGTTGTTGTACAGGTCTTGTTTGATCAGTTCGTGATCAGTTAGCCTGAACTTCTTTGTTCGATTGTATGTGCTGAAACCTTTGTATAATGTGGCCATAACTGTATTTACCCTCTACTCAATGGTGTTTGAATGTGCGGAGGATCTTTGGGGTTCAACCACTGTAGGCCGTACTTGGCCAGCAATCCCAAACTGTTCAGTCTTGACAGTTGTTCTGCTGGGCAATCCATGGCAAAGCCACGGCCGTGTTGTCCCGGAGATTTCAATGGCATACTGATACGACCATATCTGGTATTGACTGTGTTTTTACCGGAGCCGCCGCCCTCAACCCAGGCATTATACAGTTTGGTTTGATCGTCTGCTGTGCGTAGACTACTGTTACAGATCAGTTTTTGACCAGTTTTTTCTTTGTATTCTTTGGCAGCACCCAATACCATTGCACGGAAATTTTTATCACATTGATTAAAACGTTCCAGAGTTCCTGACCCAGTGTTGCCAGCGGCAGCTGGAGTAAACTGTATGACATCTGTGGGATTGATGTTTTGTGCGGCTGCGGCTGCGGCAGCAGGTGTCAATGCCTGTGTACTGGCTAGACCAGTACTGCGTGTGGCCAGCCCACCGTTGAAACTGGCTGTTGTGCCGCCGCCGTTGAGTGCTAGAATATCTATGGCATATCTACCTCGATTGTAATAAGTTGCGCCATCTGTTCCATTGGCATCTCCACCCACTGCACTGTAACGCCATTTTCTTGCGCCGCCTGCGCCCAACAGGTGTGCCACACATATCATGCCAGCCACCGTACACAGATCATCATCGGCATTTATGCCATATTTGCCATCACTTCTTGCAGTCAATGCTTTGTAGTTGGCTGTCATCAAATCAAACATGACTTTTTCTTGTACCGCTTTGTTGCTCAGATAATCAGTATCACTATTGATATCTTCTTTGCCGTACCAAGCATCAGCATAACGCACTGCCTGTGTTTTGTATTTTGTATAATAATCAGCTTTCATGTATTTTAAGTCTGTAAATGCGGCAGCACCAAGCTGATAGCGTCCTAGATAATTGCCATTGGCAGCTTCACGAATGTCATAATTGTAACGACTTTCACTGTAGGCCATTTGAGCCATGACACATTTGACTTGATACTGACTCAATGGACCTATTGCACCAGGTGGATTGGGTGCATCATCTCTACGTACCCACTCTGGGGGGACCGGTTTGGTCACTGGCCTTTTTTCAGCGTCTGCTGGTCCTGGATCTGCGGCTGCGGTGCTGGTTCTCACTGGCTGTCCACTGCCGTCAGTGACTGCTTGACCGTTGCCGTCCTTGACCACACTGCCCTTGGGCACACAATTGATTGGTCCAATGTACTGTGCAGGTGCGCCACCCTCGGCCACACTGTCAGGTCCTTGATTGCCGTTGGGGCTCAGTCCAGTGCCTTGGCCAACACCGGTTTGTCTGGTCCATGGTTCATGTGCTGGTGCCACTGTCACAATGCTATCTAATGTATTGGGTACAGATTCCCAAGCCGATGTTGGGTTGAGTTGGCTGCTATCATTGTGTACATAAGTTTTCATTTTACCAGGTGCATTGACTGACACGCCGCCACCGCTGTTGAGCTTGATTTGTGAGCCCACACAGTACAGTACTCCATCGGCAGTAAAAGTACCTTTGCCGCTGGCCGACAGGTGAATGTCTGCATCACTGCCAATGTTCATGCCGCCAGCAAACAGTGTGGTTTTGCCAATAGAACGCATGGTCAATGCATTGGTTTCTGCTGTGATAGCCGTGGCTGCTTTGATGTTTATTGAGTCATCGGCATTGATATTGATACTCTTGTCGCTGTGCAAATTCAAATCGCCTTGTGTGCGAATGTTCAGGCCACCAGCACTGAATACGTGCATTTGACCATTTTCGGCAAATTC